TGGGCCTGTCGTCCAAGTCGATGCCCAGGCTATGGGCCACGATGCAGCCGATTTCGGCGATGGCATCCATCCGCTGCTGCTGGGCTACGGTTGGCTTGCCGGTAGAGCGGCCGCGCTTCATGCTGCACTCCTTGCCCAGGCCAAGGACCGACCATGATCGACGTCAATGTTGCGGAGACTATCTATTGCTCTCCACTCAACCTGTTCTGCCATCCACTCGATTGGTGGTCCTCTGCGGCAAGCTGGGCGCAAGCAATCCTCACTGTCGCTACCTTCCTTGGCACCGTCATCTACCAGGCCAAGCAGACTTCCGCCCGAGAGTTGGCAGAACGGGATCGCGAAAGCCGAGAGACCATCGTCAGACGCCGCCGCGAGATGGCGCTCGCCAGAGTCATCGCGGCCCGCGAACTCCGACGCTGGCGTCGCGCAGTTCGATCGCTCGCAAGCCAGAAATTCGAGGACGAAGAGAAGGAAATCGCGTGTGCGCGACAGACACTCGAACAGATCCGCTGGGAGGGAACGTCGGATGAATTGGTGATGCTTGGCGAGGTGGCCGAAATTCTGGTGGATCTGATAACCACCGCCGACGAGATCTCCGACAGCCTCGCCCATCCGTCGTTCCAAACTCAGCCCCTTGGGCCAAATGTGACCATCCAGGAGCTGCGAGAGCTCTGGAAGCGGCTGGAGACGGGTATCACCCGCGCACTGGAATCGATGGAAAAGACGCATAATCGCCTTGCTGAGCATCAGTGAGCCCTCCGATTCTGGCCGGCCATTTCCCAGAACTCCGCACGCACGTCGTCGAGCATCACGTGGGCATAGCGCTGGCCAATGTGCTCAGTGATCCCATCGAACAGGACCTGGAATCGGTCCTGTTCCATTTCGTCGAAGGACAGGCTCTCTGCCTGCTTGACCATCAGGCGGCCGACGCCGGGGACGTCGATCTCCATTTCCTCGCAACAGGTGCCGGACTCGCGCTGTAGGCGCTTCACCGCGTCGTGGCTGCCGAGCTGCTCCCATCCCTCCACGTTGTCGACCATCAGCTGGCCGATCTTGTGCACCAGGCGATGCTGCCAGCCTTCCCGAGGCTGCTTCAGTTCAGCCCGGACCTCGCGGCCTACCTTGAACTTCCGCTCGCGCATCAGGCGTTGGTCAACCTCATGGGCGGGCACAAGTGCGCCCACCAGTTCACCGGTGGCCGGATCGATCAGCTTGGTCACCACCATGTAGATCGGACGGCGCGCGCGCTTGGCGCGGATCTTCTTCGCTGCTGCGGTCATGGTCATGCGCGATCTCCTGCGGCGCGGTCCTTGCCACTTCTGCGGTTGCTGGCCGGAACGTCGAACCCGCCGTCCTCGTCGCCGGCTGCTTCCCGAACGACCGGCTTCAGCGTGTAGTTGGGCTTCTCGCCGTGGTAGTTCTCGAAACGGCTGCATTCGAGGTGGTGGCGCAGGTAGGCGGTACCGGTCTCGCCCTGGCGGTTCTTGGCCAGAATGAATTCCGATATGCCGGGAGCACCGCAGGCGTCCTTCGTGTAGTAGTCGTCGCGGTAGATGAAGGCGATCACGTCGGCGTCCTGCTCAATGCCGCCCGATTCACGCAGGTCGGCCATCACCGGACGCTTGTCAGTACGCGTTTCCAGCGAGCGGTTGAGCTGCGACAGCGCGATCACCGGGCAGCCCAAGCTCTTGGCCAGCTTCTTCAGCGTGCGCGAGATGTAGGAGACTTCTTCGGTCCGGTTACCAGCCTTGGCCGGCCCCGACAGCAGCTGCAGGTAGTCGACCGCGACCACACCCAAGCCGCCCTTGACCTTGGCGTGCATCCGGGAAGCGCGCGCCACCAGCGAATCCACCGGCAGCGAGCCGCAATCGTCAATCGCCAGCGGCAGGCCATGCAGGAAATTGCGGGCGATGCTCAGCTTGTGCCAATCGTCGTCGGTCAGCTCGCCCTTCACCCGCATGCGCGACAGCGGCACGCCCGAGTGCATGCTCATCAGCCGAGCGAGCAGCTGCCTGCGCGCCATCTCCAGGCTGAACACCGCAGCGTGCTTGCCCTGCGCCGCTACGCTGTAGACCCACTCCAGCATGTTGGCCGTCTTACCCATCGACGGCCGAGCCGCGAGGATCATCAGGTCGGTGGATTCAAGACCGGGCAGTTTCCTGGCCACGTTCTGCCACGGCGGCACCAGCCCCAGGTCGGCGGTCCCCTCGAACCGGGCCTCCATTTCCTCCCACATGCCCTGCAGATCGCTGCGCACCATCACCAGGCCACCGTTGCCGCCCGACTGCACGCTCAGATTGGCGAACTTCGCTGTGGCGCTGGCCACCAGTGCATCGGCGTCCTCGTCGGCAGTCCCGTAGGCGTCGTTGGTGATCTCGGTCGCACGCTCGATCACGCCCCGCAGCAGTGCCTTGTTGCGCACGACCTCGGCATAGCCGCGGATGTTGGCCGCTGACGGCGTGGTGCTGGCCAGCTCGACCAAGTACGCACCGTCGCCAACCAGCTCCAGCTGCCGCTGGTTCTCGAACCAGTTGATCAGCAGCACCGTGTCGAATGGCTGTTCGCGGTCGGCCAGATCGCAGATGGCATGCCAGATCAGCTGGTGATCCCTGCGATAGAAGTCCCGTTCGGTCAGCAAGTCGCGGACCTCGCGCAGCCCTTCCGGCGCCAGCATCAAGCCGCCCAGGACGGACTGCTCAGCGTCGATCGAATGCGGGGGCACCGGCAAATGGCCGTAGTCGTCGCGGTAGGCAGGCTGAGCACTCATGCGGCCTGCTCCTGATCCTGCTCCCGGGCACGATCGGCATCGCGCTCACGGGCCAGCTGCACGCCGGCCGTCGTCAGCTCGCAGGGCCCGGTCGCCGGGAACCACCAGAGCTTGAACCAGTTGCGTCGAACGGCGTCGCGGAAATGGGCCCGCCAGTCCTTCTGCATCCGGCCGCTGTCGCGGTGCCGGGCGGCGAACTCGCGCCAAGCCAGGTGCAGGAAGTCCCTCGGGATCCCGGTGTCCGTGGCGAACGTGAAGATCGGATCGGTTCTCGGAATGGCCGACTCGCCCGCCTCCTGGCACAGGTCGAGGAAGGCGGCGAAGGTGATCTTCTCCCGCTTCCGTCGTCCGGGCTTTGCCCCCTCGGCGTCAGCCGGGGGGGTATGGGGGGGCTTTTCTTCTTTTGGATACGGAGACGGAGACGGAGCATTGCTAGAACCTGCTGGGCGCATTGCTGCATCACTGCTACCAGCATTGCTAGTAGCATCAATTTTCTTGCTACTAGCATCCGAATCGGAGCTTGCAGCACGAATCCGCGCATACTCGGGCACTTGCCGATCAGCCTCAGCTTCGCCGTGATGACGCTTCACCGCGTTCCATTTCGCCTTCAGTGAACGCAGGTCCGACCCTGCCGACCACGGTTGGTGATCAGCCCAGTCGTGCAACTGGTAGGCCCCTTCCACACCATCCAGGAAGCCAACGGACGCCAGTTCACGGACGAACGCATCGTTCTCGCCGGTCCAATCAGCGGCCAGCTCGATGTCCTCCGCTGACATGCCGGACAGGTCGCCATCGGGCCGGTTTGCGCGGGCCCACAGGATCAGGCACACCAAGGACCAGCCAGCCGAGGCGTCCAGACGGCGGATCAGCTTCTTCGTCTTGGGGTGGCCAGGAAGGCCGACGCTCAGGCGCGCATCGGTGCTCATCACGCACCCCGCAGGAGTTGCAGGCAGCCGGCGATGTGCCAGCGCTGCTGGACCAGCCAGATGGCCCTTGCAAGCGGATCGGTCAGGCGCTTCATGCCCCTACCCCACGCTGGCCGGTCACAGCCCGCAGGCGCGCCAGCAGGTTGATCATGGCCTCCACCTGCGCAGTGCCGGCGCTGCTGATGGCCTTCATCTCGTTCTCGCTGATCAGGCCGTCAGACAGCGCCTCCTGCAGCGCCTGCGCGAACGCGCCTTGCTTGGCAGCGTTCTCCAGCATCGCGCCCATAACCGACGCCATGCCGTCCGCCTGCATCTTCTGGAGGGTGTAGCCGTGCTCAGCGGCCATCGCATGCAGGATGCGGTCGTCACCGGTCACGCCCATGATCTCGCTGGCTTCGGCCAGGGTCAGGTGATGCGTGTGGTTGTTCGGGTTGACCTTGTTGCGCAGCACGGCGGCTGACATGCCGATGCGGACGGCCAGCGCTTCACTACCACCGGGGTAGTCCTTCACGGTCTTGTGTGCGGCGTCTGTGATGTTCATGGGCGGTCTCGGTGAACGTGGTTTGCGTTACGACGCCGGCGCAAGATGCGCGGCATGGAGAAGCGAGCGAAAAAGGAAGCAAGGCTGCTGTGGGCACCGAATGTGGTCAGGCTGGTGCACATGGCGGGGAGGTCGTACGCGATCAGGAGGGTCAAAGGCCGGGATGTGGTGCGATGCCTGCGCCAGCCCCGCCGAGCGCCAGGGATGGCGCTGGGGGCGGTGCTCCCCTTCCCGGCAAGGTTTCCGTGAGTGGCCATTTCATGCCGTCGCTTCGTCCTGCTGAGCGCAACTTGTGCCCGGAGGGACCCCGAACACATCCGGGCGCAGTTCTCCACGCGGAACGCGCCCGCGCGTTGCCCGATGGATCTCGTTAGCGAGCTTTGCACTGGGCTGCTTGTTGCCAAGCGCAATCTGGTACAGCGTCCCGGCGCTGCAGCCTGCCTTTTTGGCCACCGAATCCAGAACCGGGCACTTGAGCGTCCCAGTTCCACCCTTGGATACCGCGTAGTTGGTCAGGTTCATGCACCGCACATTACCGTTTTGGTTATGCGAGGTCAACACCGTTTCGG